ATATGGGAGAACCTCAACCAGAAATTATTGAACAATATAATTCAATGTATGGTAAGATATCAACTCCTACTAAAAAACTTATTTTGTGAACTATTGAGGTGTAAGTTAGTAAGTATTCAACAGAAAAAACTCTTGTTAGTTTTCAACTTCAAATACTCTTTACACCTCAATACTTGACAAAATATATTCTTTATATTAATATAAAATATATTAGTATCCAACTAGAAAAACTCTTGTTAGTTTTCATACCTTAATACTTAAAATGAAATTATTTACAGCAGATGTTGGTGGAGGCAGACTCCACTGTTATGATAGTGAAAACGATATCACATATCTTAAATTAGATGAGATTGATTTAATTAATCTTAATATACCAAATTTAGAAGATGGTAGTGTTATTGTCATAGAGGATGCTCATCTTCGTGAAAGAGTTAAAGATGGATATAGTTTAGCACATGTATTTAATATTGATCAGTTATGGTCTCTATATGAAAATGCTAAAAGAAAAGGAATTACAATACTTTTATTTCCACATAAGAAAAGTCCAGTGGTGAGAAAACTTAGTGGATTCGATCCAGAGTATAGGAAGAGTAATCATGTCTTTATGAAGCAATATAATATGTCTACTGATGAAGCAGACATTCGTTCATTGGCAAATTTTCTTAAAAATGATCCAGAGGCATTTAAACGTTTAAAGAAATTTAAACCAATTACACAAGAAGAATATCAAAAACAAAATAAACATAAGTTTGATTTTATAAAAGAATGTAATCAAGATCTTAATATTGCTAGAACGCAAGGTTATGGTTTTGATAATTACTATGATTATAACGATGCAATAACTCAGTTTATCAACAATCAAAAATATCAACTTGCTAATCGTTTATTAGGTAATGGAATATTTGATTTGAATTCTGATAGTAGATTTACTGGTGAAGAATTAATGGCAGCAGTTGGACTTAATTATAGTAAGACTAAACCAGGAAAATTAAATGCATTAAAATCAGAGAGTCGTTTATATACATTAGTAGCATCTATTTTAAGACCTAACGGTGAACTACGTAAACGTGGGTTTCCACCTGGACATAAGTATGAAAATCAAAAAATGAATGTTACTTGGAAATGGAGTAAAGAAAACTATTTTGGTTGTAAATCATTTCATGAAAAAGGTGGTGTTGCATCATCTAATTATAAACAACATATGAGACCAGGCATTTCTGAATTTAAAGGAAAGTCTTTGTCAATCGAAGCACCTCTTTCTGAAATTAAAAAGTTCAAAAACGAAAGAGCAAAAGCAGATAAAAAAACACAATGTATATGGTACATTCTGCATGAGATGATTGTTGAAGATGGTCTTCGTTAGTATTCATAAGATAAAACTCTAGTTAGTTTTCAGTGTCAAATACTCAACTATCTTCAAATATTATTTTTTATTATTATGACTAAATCTTTTACAAAACTGAAACATCAAGTGAAATCAAGTCGATACTACATTTTTTGGGGTGCTGCTACTATCGCAGTTATGGCAGGTCAAATCTATGTTGGTAATGGATATCGTCAGATGTCTGAAAAAGTCGAGGATCTTACTAAGATGATTGGAATTAAATTTGAAATGGAATTACTAGAGAAAAAAAGAAATCCATATGGAATTATGCCACTACATGTCAACTAAATCTCTAAAAACACCACTTAGATATCCTGGTGGTAAATCAAAAGCAATCAAAACTTTATCACAGTGGTATCCTAAAATCATATCAGAATATCGTGAACCATTTATTGGTGGTGGTTCAATTGCGATTGACGTAACTAAATCAAATCCAGATATACCAATTTGGATAAATGATTTGTATGTTCCCTTATATAATTTTTGGGTACAACTTAGAGATCGTGGTGAAGAATTATCTGAAAGAGTTCGTGAAGAAAAACAGAATACTCTTGATGAAGGTGACAGGGAAAAGGTAACTGCAAGTGCAAAAGAATTATTCAATAAGTATAAAGAAGAAATTGATACTTATGATGACTTTGAAAAAGCAGTTGCATTTTTTATTGTAAATAAATGTAGTTACTCTGGATTGACAGAAAATAGCACGTTTTCACCAACAGCATCCAATTCTAATTTCTCATTAGTTGGTGCAGATAAGTTAAAAGATTTTTCAAAGTTAATTCAACACTGGAAGATTACAAATATTGATTATTCAGAAGTTATGAATGCAGATGGTTCTGATGATACATTTGTATTTCTTGATCCTCCATATGACATTAAAGATTTTTTATATGGTAAGAATCGTGAAATGCATAAATCATTTGACCATGATTTGTTTGCAGAAAATGTTTATAAATGCAAACATAATTTCATGATTACTTATAATGTAAATCACCGTTTGATGCAAATGTATGCACATTATGAATTAAACTTTTGGAATCTCAGATATTCAATGGTTCATAGGGGAGATAAAGGAACTGAAGAAAATGTTAAACAAGAATTATTGATAACTAACTATAACATAAACCCAGTAACACCAATAGAAGAATTACTAACTACATGACAGAATTCATTCAAAGACATATCGGTATTACCGAAACAGAACAGGCTCAGATGTTAAAAGATTTGGGTCTTTCTTCATTAGAAGAATTAGTAAGAGAGGTAGTGCCAACTTCAATCTTACTTCGTGGAGATGATAACTTACCAGAACCATGTAGTGAACAACAGGCACTTGAAGAATTAAAAGAGATAGCAGAACATAATATTGTCAGGAGAACTTTAATTGGTCAAGGATATTATGGAACAATTACACCACCAGTAATACTTAGAAATGTATTTGAAAATCCTGCTTGGTATACATCATATACACCTTATCAGGCAGAAATATCACAGGGCAGATTAGAGGCATTATTTAATTACCAAACACTGATTACAGAACTTACTGGATTACCAGTTGCCAATGCATCTTTATTGGATGAAGGAACTGCAGCTGCAGAAGCAATGTTACTTGCTCATAGTCAAAGTAAGAAAAAAGATTTTATAGTTGATGATAAAATATTTCCACAAACTTTGGAGGTATTACTTACAAGAGCAGAACCATTAG